AGCCATGCGCCTACGCGACGCTTGGGTTGCTCATCCGGATCACACGATCCTCAAGGCATTGGTTGCCGAACGTGCGATTTTCTTTGTGCTACTACCCTTTTTCCGTTTTAACGGAGATGCGGGGCTCCGCACGGTAAGTGCTGACATCTCTCGTGACGAACAAGTTCACGTTGCTGTCAACTCTTTGGTCGCACGTGAGCTTAACCTTGAGGTTTCTCCTTCGTTGGATAAACTCCGTAAAGCAACTATTAACTGGATTATGCAGCCACTAAAGGCTGGCAACCCCAATAAATTTCTGGACAAAAAATTTTGGCTGGATTCCAGTGATCGCTTAATGTATGAGGGTAAAGCCCCAGAACTTTCTGATACACGGCTAGCACGTATGCCAGCGTTCTTTGAACATGCAAATCCCAACCTCCCTCAGTACGCTTAATGTACTGACCATTGAGCGTCTGCTAGGAGAACTAGAAGAACGCTTTCCACTCACCAACCCACAGCCAGGTACTGACCTGGATCAAATCATGTACAGATCTGGTCAACGTAGTGTCGTTGATTGGATCGCCTCTAGACTTTCTGAAGGAGATTAATTATGTGCGGCGGTGGTCGCAGGGCTCACCATGCTCGACAAGAGGCAATGCGTGCAGCCACTCGTGAATCAAATGCTTTTGAAGCAATGCTCCGTCAACGTGAAAGGGAGCAAGAACAGCTGCTGGAATCTTTAAAACCAGCAGAAGATAAATACACTCCACCTCCGACCACGGTTAACGCCATGCTTGGAGTTCGGGGTATCAAACCTAAAAAATCATCTAAAGCTTCTACGCTGGGATCCCGTCGTGGTATCTCCCAGCTCCGTATCCCCCTCAACATCGGTGGAACATCCGGTGGTACTAACGTCCCTAGTTAAGTAAATGAACGCACGTAGCAGGTACGATTATCTAACCAGTGACCGGCAGCATTTTCTTGACATTGCAGTTCAGTGCTCTGAGCTAACTCTTCCTTACCTCATCCATCGTGATGAGATCAGACCAACCTACAAACAACTAATTCAACCTTGGCAAGCTGTTGGGGCTAAGGGTGTGGTGACGTTGGCAGCAAAGCTCATGTTGAGTTTGCTTCCTCCTCAAACCACGTTCTTTAAACTCCAACTTCGTGACGACAAGCTAGGCACTGAGCTGCCTGCTGAAATGCGTTCCGAACTTGACCTGAACTTTGCTAAGATTGAGCGTATGGTAATGGATTCGATTGCTGCTTCCAGTGATCGTGTCGTTGTACATCAAGCTCTCAAGCATTTGGTTGTTGGTGGTAACGCTCTGATTTACATGGGTAAGGATGGGCTTAAGCATTACCCACTGAACCGTTATGTTGTAGAACGTGGTGGCAATGGTAACGTAATTGAAATCGTAACCAAAGAACTGATCAACAAAAAACTTCTACCAAAACAGATGGTAGATGATGTTAAAACTGAAACAGTTACAAGCCCTGGTTTACATGGTGATGAAGTAGAAATCTACACCCACGTTAAACTGGACAACAATCGTTGGATCTGGTATCAGGAAGCGCTCGACAAACGAGTCCCTGGTAGCGACGGTAAAGCACCTAAAGATGCAAGCCCCTGGTTGGTCCTTCGTTTCAATACCGTGGACGGTGAGAGCTACGGTCGTGGTCGTTGTGAAGAGTTCCTGGGTGATCTGAAGTCACTCAACGCACTGTCACAAGCTATCGTAGAAGGCTCTGCAGCAGCTGCTAAAGTAGTCTTTGTGGTATCGCCCTCAAGCACCACGAAACCCGCCACCATCGCCCAGGCAGGCAATGGAGCGATCGTTCAAGGTCGTCCCGAAGACATCGGTGTTATCCAAGTGGGTAAGACTGCTGACTTCCAGACTGCTATGACCATGATGCAACAGCTTGAGCGTCGCTTGGCTGAGGCATTCCTTATCCTAAACGTTCGTCAATCAGAACGTACTACCGCTGAAGAAGTTCGACTGACTCAGCTTGAATTGGAACAACAGCTTGGTGGATTGTTCTCCCTGCTGACTAATGAGTTTCTTGTTCCGTACTTGGATCGTAAGTTGATGGTCCTGCAACGTAATGGTGAGTTGCCTAAGATTCCTAAGGATCTTGTTAACCCAACCATCGTCGCTGGTATCAATGCCCTTGGTCGTGGACAGGATCGTGAGTCTCTCACTTCCTTTATCATGACCATTGCACAGACTCTTGGTCCTGAAGCTATGATGCAGTACATAAATCCTGATGAAGCTATCAAACGTTTGGCAGCTGCACAAGGTATTGACGTACTAAATCTGGTCAAGAGTATGGAAGACCGTCAAGCAGAGATGGATGCACAAGCTCAGCAGGAACAAGACATGGCTATGATGCAGGCTGTTCCCAATGCAATGAAGGCTCCACTACTTGACCCCTCTAAGAATCCTAACGCTGGTGAAATTGTCAACAACGTTATGGGTGCTGACATCATTCCCCCTAATGAATAAACATGGCTGAAATAATGACCTATGACCCCACCAACGATTCGGTCGTTACGGAGTCAATCAATGCTGACGAAGCAGAATCCCTAGCCATCGGTGAAGAGATGATGGCTCAGCAAGAACAGCTACTTGCTGGTAAATATAAAAATGCTGAAGACCTGGAGAAAGCCTACATGGAGCTTCAAAAGAAGCTGGGCTCCCAGGAAGAAACTTCTGAACCTGCAAAGGAATCAGAAGATCAAGGCACTGAAGATAGTGCTGTTGATTTCTTGTGGAAAGTCAATGACGAGTACGAAAAGAACGGCGGTAAACTCAGTGACAAGACTATGGAAGAGTTCGGTAAGATGTCTTCCCAGGAACTTGTCGAAGCCTTCTTCCGTTATCAAGACACTGTAGAGAAAGCTGATGCTCCTCAAGGTGTTGAGCTGACGGATGCACAAGTTAACGAAGTCCAGAACTTTGTTGGTGGTGCTGAAAAATATCAAGAGCTTGTTAGCTGGGCAGCTGATAACTTCTCTGAAGAAGAGATCACTGCTTTTGATAGTGTGGTTGAAACAGGTAACATTCCTGCTATTCGACTTGCACTCCAAGCTCTTCAGTATCGCTACCAAGACAACGTGGGTTATGAAGGAGAAATGATTCAAGGCAAGGCTGCTCAATCACGTGATGCTTTCCGCAGTCAAGCGGAACTTGTACGTGCTATGAGTGATCCTCGCTACGATAATGATCCGGCATACCGAAGCGAAGTCATGGATAAACTTGCACGATCTGGACTTAACTTTTAATGAACGACACAAACATCTGGGCCAAAGAGCCACCCCTTATTATGACCGACCATCCCTACGGTGTCCCACATAACGAACGAGCTGAGCAGCTCAACGGTCGCCTTGCTATGCTTGGCATTATGGCTGCTTTTGGCGCTTACGCGCTGACTGGACAAATTATCCCTGGTATCTGGTAATGCCCCAAGGTAAAGGAACCTATGGTTCAAAGAAAGGTCGTCCCCCTAAGAAAGGGACGAAAAAGTAATGGCAAAACGTGGTCTCTACGCAAACATCCACGCCAAGCGCAAACGTATTGCTGCTGGCAGTGGTGAAAAAATGAGAAAACCTGGGTCCAAAGGAGCGCCCACGGCTGCTAACTTTAAACGCTCCGCTAAAACTGCTAAACGTAATCTTAAAATCAAATCCGCTTAACATGAAATTCCTCGCTATCCTCCCCGCCGTCGCTCTGCTGTCTGCCCCCGCTTTCGCTGCTCCCTACGTTAACGTGGAAGCCAACAGCGGTTTCACCGGCAGTGACTACACCGGCACCTCTACTGACTTCCACGTTGGTGTGGACGGTGAAGAAGGTGTCGCCTCTTGGTACATCCAAGGTGGTCCCACCGTTGTCAGCCCCGACGGGGGTGAAGCTGAAACCATCCTGACTGCTAAAGTTGGTGGTGGTGTTGGCGTTTCTGAAGCTCTTTCCGTGTACGGTGAGATCTCTGCTGCTTTCGACGACACTAATTCCTACGGCACTAAAGCTGGTCTGAAGTATCGCTTCTGATAAAGTACGGGGTTGGACTGGA